CAATTTTTTATATAAAAATATTAGCATCATAATTAGCTTCAAAACATCTCTTATGAAAATCATTCTGTCCAGCATGATCAGTTTTTGTTTCACCTTCTTCAACTGCAATCATTGGATATAATATTGCGAGGTATACGATTATCAGTTTGATATATTGGAGCAGTAAATTTTAATTATTCTTTCTTTTTGAATATTATCATTAAAATTAATAACGTATATTGGTAACATAATGATATTATATTAATATTATTTTCTTTACTTTAAGTTAATTAGATAGTAATATGGATACTTTTAACTATTTTTTTTTTAATAAAAAAATCATTATCAATAATTCTATTCAAATATGTTACTATTCTAGCATCTTCACTACTACAAATAATTATATTTATATATTTTAACATTTTCTTAAATTCACCATTGCATATTAAATTATCATCATTTAATTCATTAATATTAATAATAAAATCAAATTCAATACCTTTATATGAAAAAATATATCGTCTTTTTAAATAATTATAATTCTCTGCTTGAAAATTAAAATCATCATCTTTAATACCAATTCTAATATTTTTTTCAGCTAATTCATTAATAATATTGTAATGATATGATTCTTGAGAATTATCATTCATAAATGTACCACTAGATCCAGTAATAACATTAATATTTGAATGAGTTCCAGATGGTCCAAAATTATTTATATATGGAACATAATTAGTACCGGATGCCCCAGATGCTCCAAAATTAGTACCGGATGCCCCAGACAATCCAAAATTAGTACCGGATGCCCCAGACAATCCAAAATTAGTACCGGATGCCCCATAATTATATTGATTATAAAAAGTTCCGGAAGCTCCAGATAATCCATAATTATATTGATTATAATCATTTGAATTAGTACCGAATGGTCCTGTATTTATAGATACGTTGCCTTGTTGCATTACTTATTAAGTAATATTAATATTTATTTATATAAAAATTAATATGATTTAATTATAAATACTATTATATGGATTATAAAAATAAATATATAAAATATAAACAAAAGTATTTGAATCTAAAAGATATGATCAAACAAAAGTATTTAAATCTAAAAGGAGGTAAAATGATTCAATTATTTATAAAAGATGAAGGTTCGCAAACAAAAACAATTGATATTGACGAAAATAGTTTAGTGAGTGATATACAAACTATATATCAGGTTAAATTTGGGATTAAGCAAGAATTATTAATTCGATATCTAGGAAGAATATTAGATAAAACTAAAAATCTTTCATTTTATAAAATAGAAAATCTTTCTACTATTTATATAAGTAGAATAATAAAAATAGAAATGAATCCTAGAGCAAATGAATTATTTTCAAATGTTATACAAAAATTAATTACAGATTATAATGAAAATACTCAAATAATTTTATCAATGTTTTCAAAAAATATATTATCAAAGGATAGAAATTTTGTAGAAATAAATCAACAATTAAAAATAAATAAAATTAATGATGATAAAAAAATTATTAATATAATTTTGTATGATTCTAATTTTTTTATTCCTACACCAATAAGAGATATAATTTTAGAGGGTAATCCAGAAGAAATTACTTTTAAAGGGATAGGAATACCTGATCCAGACTATGAATTAGAAAATGCTCAAATTTATGGTTTAGCAAAATTAAAGTATGAAATACCAAAAATTGAATCATTTATTGAATCTGATAAAATGCTTTTAAGAAAATATAAAAAAGATGCAGGAGAAGATATAACTTTTATTAGTCGATATAATATTTATTATAATCAGTATATAAAAGATATAAATTTAAAATTAAAAAATAAAGAGGTTAATTGGTATATATTACAATTATCAAGTGGAGAATTTGGTGAAGATATAAGAGAGACTGTGAAGAGATTTGGAGGTGATGGAAAAGTAGAGATATATGGATATGATCAATAATTAATCTTCGTCTTCATCTTCATAACAAAAACAAAAACAACATAAAATATAATGAACACATGCATCTAAACACCAACAATTTAATTCTGATTCATTTTGCATTAAAGTATATGAAGTATTTGTAGTATATACACTATTATCATCCATATGTAATATAATTAAATTATTTTTTCAATTATAGTATTAAATCTATCAAATACATCTATATCAAAATCATCGTTTAACCATTTATTTATATCTAAACTTACTTTATGAAGTAAGTTATCACGAATTTCTGTAATTATTTTTGAAAAACTTCTAATAATATTTTTATAAGATAAATTATTTATTCTTATACTTTTATTTAATTGTATAAATAATTTTTTTCTATTAGTTGATTCATTTTTTATTCTCATGTATACCCACCACAAACACCATGCTACACAAAATCCACCTGGATCTCCAATTTTTTTATTAATTTCTCGACTTTCCATAGTTTGAAATCCAACTGTAAATTCATATGATCGTGGTTTAAAATATTTAATATTTGGAAATTCCGTTTGAAAATAATCTTCTAAATAGTAATCTAATAAATCTGGATTATAATTAAATAATATTGGATTTTCACCACCAGCTGGCTCAAATCTTTCTATTTCATTAGTAAGAGAATCATAAAATAGAATATTAGCATGAGCTCCAATATCTTGATAAATTCCGATTGGTATTACAAAAAATCTTTTTTTTGATTCTTTAAAACTTTCTATAATTGATTTAAAATGAGTAGGATAAAATATTTTTTGATATAACCATGTTATTTCAAAATTCATATATTCTCCTTTAATTTCTTTAATAACTCCTAATACTTTATAATATTCACTTAGTTCATCATTGATAATAAATTTTTTTGTTAGACTAGTAAATGTATTTTCAAATTCTTTAAGATATATTAATCCACATACAACATCCAAAGATGTTCCAGTATAGGTTATAAAATCAATTATATTATTATTATCTAAAGGTACACAATATCCTGATTTTTTATAAGGGACTGAACTATTATTAGTAAGAATATGTTTTTTTATTTTTTCATAACAATTTTTTTCAGGAGTATCATCTTTAAAATCTATTTTTTTTACTAAATCATTATTTTTACAAATATTTTCCCATTCATTTTTCCATTCCTTTTTCTTTATTTTTAAATAATTTTGATAACTTTTTATTAACATATCCATAAATTCATTTGAATTTTTATATTTATTATAAGCTATTTCATTCTTTTTATTTTTTATAAAAACATTATTTTTTTTTAATTCTAATTCTGGAATATAATTTTCCCATCTTTTATTAAATAAATGCCAAACAGTATTTCCCTCGTAATTCTGAATATTTAAATCCGTATTTTCTATATATTTCTTTAAATTTAATTGGATATTCTTTTCTAATAATAAATGTAAGATTGTATATCCATTTATATTTGTTAAATTATATATTGATACTATATTTTCATATAATTTTGAATCTAATAATTCTAATATATTATCGTTTGAATTCATTAGTATAGCATGATGATATGCAGTAGAACCTTCCATATCCTGTAATAATATATTAATTGATGGATGATTTAATAATAATTTTGTAAGATTAAAATTATTTAAATTTATTGCATACATTAAAGATGTATATTTATTTATCGTATCTTGTATATTTACATTAATATCATTTATTTGAAGTAATAATTCAACTATATTTTCTTGTTCATAGCTACAAGCAAAATGTAATATTGATTCACCATCATTATTTATACTATTAATATTTAAATTTGGATTTGCTAATAAATATTTAATAATTTGATAATTTTTATTTTTTATAGCAATCATTATAGGACTATTTCCATTTGCATCTTTAATATTAATATTAATATCCTTTTCAATAAATAATTTTAATATTTTTAAATTATTGTATAAAACTGCATAATGAATTGGATAATTTTTATTTTTATCTTTAAGATCAATTATTGGAAATCCTATATATTTTATATCTAATAATTTTTTTATTAAATCATAATAATTATATTTTATAGCATAATATAAAAGACATTTTCCATCAATATCAATTATATCAATCTTACATTTTTTTTCAATAAATATATCTATTAAATCAGTTTTATTATATAAAATAATATATTGAATTAAATAATTATTTGATTCATCACGTATATTTAAATCAATATCATCATTATTTTTTATAATTTTTTTAATTCCATCCCAATCATGTTTAGAAATATAATCAAATAATTGTTTATTTATATCCATTCCTTTTATATAATATAATATAAAAATTATTAAAAAATTGAAATAATATTTATAAGTATGTACCTTTAATAAAAATTTGACTTGATCAGATGGGAATCCTGAAACCAGAAAAACTCATGAACAAGAAGGGCAGGATATATGACAATGAGCGTGCCGCCATCCCGAAGGTGGCACTAAGAGGTCGGCGAGGAGACGACGTTGTGGTCAACCTTTTCTCGGAGGACGCAGACCCTCTGTCTCCCCACCACTTGTTGGTGATTTCATACAACCTCTCCAAAAAAACGGGGGTTATTACTGGCCGACGTTTGGGCCGAGACTGTGTAGATTGGCTGCTTCCACGCGAGATTGATGTCGATAAGTACAACCACCACAGCGCCATGGAGAACGGTGTCGTCATCACCCACCCACTGTCAGAGATCAAACTGGCACTTAAACGGGTGTTCAAAAATATTACGTGGATGATCAAATCATAACGTAGGTGATAAAATACAAAGGAATTAGTTAATTTATTAATTATAATCCTTTAATAAAAATTAAAATATTTATATATACTATGTTCCATTATGAATGTTTGAAAAAAAAAGATGCAGTTTCTGTTTGACTCGCGCATTCCTCTTGCACTCGACGGATTCGACGGCTTCTTGTACTCGAAAATTACCGTCACTCTCACCAAGGATGATTGGAAGGTCCAGAAATGGATTTGCAAGCAATGGGTTGATGTGGAGGCAAAGGCGATCAACACCGGAGCGTACGTCGAAGGGACGCTTTCTGTCGCAGGTGTCCAGCGGGTTGTTCCCTTCGAGCTGATCAAAAGCCTCGGACGGAAGGCCCTTTTCCTAATCGGGGATCTGACGGCAGATGGTGCTGATCAGGACGCGGTCATGGTGAAGGTGCACGACTTCATTGACCGCATTGTTCCAGCGGTGCTTGATGGGGACTCCTCGGTGATTGACTGGTAAAGTCTTGTAGATACAAATTAATTTATTAATTTTGTCTTAATAAAAAATTGAAATTTATTTTTTTATTGCATGGAATAAAGATGTTTGAAACTTCAAACAATCAGAATGACAACGATTCAATTGTTTGGAACTGGAAGAGACTCTGTAACAATTGCCATGAATGACGGTATTGGTACAATTCAACAGTTTTATCCAAAATTGGGTTGCATGAGTTATATCAGAGCATCGGATCTGAATGTAGATGACTTTGAGGTTGCAGTTATGAAATTTGGTGGTAGTGAAGTGTTTTTATCAGTTGAAAAATGCAAAATGTTAGCAAAGGTTTTGACAAAGCATATAATCGATCAACAAAAACTTGAAGATGACTACATGATTGCACAGACTGTTTATTTGGTTCTGGAAGAGGAGTACGATAAGGAAGAATCTAGTGAAGTATATAATTCGGATAAATTTACCGAGTGGGTGAATCAAAGAATATTTTGTTCTGATTTCAAGCAAAGACTGTGGTTGTTGCAAAATCAAGCAAATCAATTCATGATCAAAATAATGCAATTTATTATTTCACATTCTGCTAGTTCATGGTAGTATTAATTTATAAAAAAATTGAAATTATTTTATATATTAGGATGCATTGAAGATGATTTTGAAATTTTAAATCCTTGTTGTGTGAGATGTCGAGCGACGAAGTGAAGGAAGTGAAGGTTGTTGAGAAGCTGGCGGTTGCGCTGGAGGGAATCGCGCTCGGTGGAGCTGTTGTTACGCCCGCAGTCGAAGTGGTTGTCGTTACGGCAGCAGCTGCGGAGGAGCCGAAGCCTGCGGCGGGCAAGGCCATGGGAGGAGCTGGAGGGGGTGGAGGGGGTGGAGGGGGTGGAAACTCAAGCTCCTCTGGTGGAGAGAGCAGTGCATCAAGTGCCGCCCCGCTAAAGCAACCCAGTATAGACATGCGCAATGTGATCGCCATGTACTACATCACCAAGGGTGGTAACGAGCCGTGCACAGTCTACTGCGAAAATGGTACCTCCGATCGCCCTTGCAGCATGGTCAACATCACCTACATCTTTTACATAATGAAGGACGGAACCGTCCTAGTCAAGTGGGCGGGCATGCTCTCCTGCCCGGGGGCGATCGCGGCCAATGCAGCCTGGACCGAAGGCAAGAAGGCGCTTGTTGAAGGCAAGTCCGAAGATCAGCACCCTGCGCTGCTCGCTGACTATCCTGACAAGCCGCATCCGGTACCCGCCCCACGGATTACGGATGTGGGCTCAGTACCCCACATCGAGAGTGGCAAGTCGTCCAAGTCTAGCTTGCGCATTGTTGGTGCCGCTTTCGGAGCGCCCGACAACTGCTCGCTGGATTTTATCACGATGATTCGCGGTGCTCAGGACGCCGTTCGCAGTGGCGTTCCGGCGCCAGAGGCGATGGCTCTGATCTTTGCCATCATCGAGGCCAACCGCGAGGGAGACCTCCGTTTCCTCGAGATCATCGGCGCGTCTGAGCGCATGAAGGCCGAGTACGTCAAGGCTAAAGCCTTAGTCCTTGCGAAGGACGCCGCGACCAAGGCGACCAAGGCGAAGTCACCGTGCAAGCCCTATCCGTCAGGGTGCCTCACTTGCGAGTGCCCTCGCTGCTACGGGTTTTACCTAACCCGCAGCAAGGTCGTTGCCAATATGGTCGAGAGCCTCAAGAAGGATCCCGAGTTCGTGGCGTTCCGCTCAGCCTTTGACAAGGCCAATGCGACGGCGCCTCTGCTTGGCTTTTAAGAGTGTGGTGGAAATCTAGTGAATCCAAGGTCTCGTGAATGAGCTACAGAAGAAGGAGAACTTTGTAGCACTTCCACGACACCTTCTAGTTAAATGAATCTGAAAATTAATTTATTAATTTATCAAATAAAAAATTGAATTTTATAAAATATAATCTATTATATTATAAAATTTGAAAATGTCTTCTGAAGATGATTACAATTATGATGAAACCTGTATCATATTCGATTGGGATGATACACTGTTATCCTCATCATGGTTAGCACAGAATGACTTAACTTTAGATAGTGTTATTCCAGTAGAATATTCTGATCAATTAAGAGAATTAGAAAAATCTGTGACTTTAGTTCTAGAAAGAGCTCTTGTTTGCGGAAAAGTAATTATTATTACTAATTCTGAATTTGGTTGGGTAGATTTATCTTGTAGGAAATTTATTCCCAGCATACTACCATTATTATCTCAAATAAAGGTTATATCTGCTCGTTCAATATTTCAATCTATCTTTTCGGATCCAATTGATTGGAAGGTTCATGCTTTTTCTGATGAAATTTCTGCTGTTTATTCAGACAAAGAAATTATTCGAAAAAATATAATATCATTTGGCGATTCTGTTCAAGAAAGAATTGCCTTATTCAAAGTTTGTCACGAACATAAATGTTTGAATCCAAAATCAATAAAATTTGTAGAAAGACCTTCATTAGAACAACTAAAAAGACAGCTTGATTTAGTTGCAGGTAGTTTTTTTGAGATTTGTAAAAAAAAAGATTCATTAGATTTAATGTTAACTATTCATTTATTTCAAAATTAAAATAAATTTTTTTTATTTCATATTTTATAATGGAAATTATAAAATTCAATGAAATAAAAATAAGACAAAAGCATTTATTATCTTTATCTATTGTTAAAATGATTGGTCCTTATAGAGAATTTGATAAATATA